AACTACAGCAACTACAGCGCCCATAGAATCCACAGGAGCACCAGTAGAATACGATACTCTAGGAGCAACGCAGGACTTAAATAAGTCCCAGGAGATGCAGACGCTACGAGAAGAGAACGCTAGAAGGTCAGCTCAAGGTCTACCAGATTTTTCAGCTCCTGAAAGCGTTCAGTTCCTCAATGCAATAAACCCCGAAACATTTAATCCGCTTAACGCTGAAATGGATAAGCAGGACCAGCAAATAGTAAATAACTTCATTGCGCAGCAACAAGCGGAAAGAGCAGCACAGGAAGCACAACCAGCCCCGAATCTGCAGCAAGCGCTAGCACCCACTGGCAACCTTCCGTCTGGCGGAGGTGCAGCACCCCAGGGTGGTCTCATAGGAAGCTACCAGGCTCCCGATGGGCAGAATATAGGTATGTTCCAGGGACAACCCAACGCCCCAATCAACCAAGCGCAGCTTGATGCTTTGAGTGGTCAAATGGTTGAGTCTGGTGCTCCGTTTATATCTGGTGGATTGACGGACGAAAGCGGAAGGACTATAGCTGGCCCCGCTGGAAGACCTGAAGGCATGAAGCCCTTCGTAAACGCAATGGGACAAGTTGAGTATGCTGATCCTCAAACGGCTGCAAGCATGAACCAAATCGAAGCGCAAAGGATTCAGGAACAAAAAGCGGCACAGCAAAGAGCGATTCAGAGCATAGCTTCTCGGGGTGTAATACCGCAAGAAGCACAGCAAGGCAGCCCTCAAGCTAATTTTATTGAAAGAATGAAGACCGCTGAAGAAAATCCTTTGTCGGAACAGGAAATAGCTCAAGGTCAGGCAATGGCTCAAAGCATGGGCACTACGTTCAACCCAGAGACTGGATACAGCCGTGACGCATTCTTGCAGGATAGAGAGAGGAATAAAGCATCCTCTGGTCGGGCAATGGAAAGCGATTTCGATAGAGAATCCAGAGAACGTCAATCCAGAATCGGACAGCGAGAAGCGGGAAGCCAAACAGATATAGATACCCGTAGAGCACAAGATAAAACCAAGCGTTCTTCTAGCTTGGATGGTCTAACCGACTCCCAAAGGAATAAAATCTATGGATCGGGTAGCAGGGAGGCTGAGATGTCCAAGGCTGGTATCAATCCGCAAACTGGAGTGACATACGCCCAGGAGCGCGAAGACCAAGAAAGGCAGAACGCATACGATGATGCAAGAATAGCTTCTTTAGAACAAAGTGATCCTACTAAGCTGCAAGAAGCCAAGAACCAAGCTCTAGCGTTAATGGATACTATGGACTTCGGTGGTGACAAAGCTCTACGAGATTCAACCTACAGGCAAATCTTGATGCAACTGCTGACAAATATAGACACGTTTGATGCTTCAGGTATCTTAGATCCAATAGCTTAATAATAATGGAACCAGAAGAAATTGAAGTAGAGGAAGAAAACAAAAATCTCCCTTTAACTGGGGGTCAGGTAATTGGATCAGCTGCCACCGAGATCGGCGCTGGTGTAACTGGTGAAATTGTCGCTGGGATACTAAAAAGGAGAATACCTTTCGCTGGAGTAGCCGCTAGGTTCTTGTCTGGTGCCATTGGTAGTGCCGCCGCTCAGAGCGGCTTCGAGGACAAGGAATTGGCTGACCTCAGCGTAGGTAGAATACTTGCGGCTGGCGCAGTTAACACGATTCCCGCGCGAGGTAAGGCTGACCTCAACCCAGTCAGGAACACTGTTATGAAGAGTGCAGCTATTGCTGCAGGTGAAAGAGCTGGAGCAGAGGCTTATGATGATTACCAGGAGGGCGGATTCCAGAAGGTCATAGATGATTTTAATCCAAAGGAAACCCTAATAGCGGCGGGGGCTGGCGCAGCACTTGGCGGAGCCATTGGCTCTTTTGACGCCAAGTATTACAGCACGGCTACTAGATTGATCGGTAAAACCGACAAGGAAATTGAGCTAATGGTCGCGACCGACCAGATCACAGATGAATTCGTGGCAAATGCCCTCGCTCCAGTCCTGGGCAGGGAGGCAACTAAAAAACAAATAGCTAAAACCAAGCTAAGGCTCAGTAAAGAGGGAATGGCGAACGAGCTATCTCAAAGAGATACTCCCTTCAGAGATGCATTCAGGAAAGCTATTAATTACATCGCTCCAGCAAAGCAGATCGGTAAAGGCGCAAGGGAGGGATACTACAAATACATGAACGACATGGAGCGGGCCGAAGCTCTGAGCACTAAGATAGAAGCAAAGATAACCAAGTCCAACCTTTACAGAGAAGAACTCCAGGATGACATTAGCGACTTCATGGACGGAGGTGTAATGTCTGAAAGGCTATCCAAAGAGAGCATAGCTGGGGACCTTAATGCCATGAGGGAGATCGAGATGACCGCCATGAAGGAGCTCTATGAGATCTTTGATACGGGTGACACGTTCGCATTTCTGCCAAAGACCCAAAGAGAAACTTTAATGGCTAGGATGCAATCAGATATAGACAAGGGCGTAAGGACCTACGACACCGCAACCTACAAGGCTTTCGTCGATAAGAAGTGGGCAAAGGATTCCGACATCAATAAAATTAGAAAACCCTTAGCCGAAGAAGAGGTTCGTTCTACATTGGAAAGAAGGGCTAAGGATGCGGGTGAAGATATATCAGACCCCAAGGTAGTAGAGAAGATAAAGAACGACGTAGATAAGCACTTCAAGCACCTTATATCAATGCAGAAGGATGGAAAGGGACTAGGTCAGAAGTCCTTAGTTGCTACTTTACCTGGAAGATTTGAAGCAGTGATTGACGGTCACATGCCAGGCCCAGCTGAGAGATTGTTCCTGGGGGAGGTAACATCTAAGCTTCAGAAGGCAGGCTACCAGGCTAAATACAGGATAAGAGATACCAGGAGGCACATAGCCCAGATGAACTCCGTGACGGAGCTGGTGAATGCTCTAAAGAGGTCAGGGCAGCTCTCGACTGAACAAAAATCTGGTTACGTGAGGTTGAGGACCATCATGGGCGACGCCACAGATGCAGACGGAAGAGAACTTTTTATTCCTTCGGAGACATCGCACGCCATAGGCAAACTTTACGAGGCGCAGTTCGCAGAGCAAGCAGCAGATGGAACTGCTGGTGTTGTCAATCAGCTGTTCGGGGGAATGGTTGCTTACTCCAAGGCAGCAAAGGTTATTTACAATCCACCTTCCTACATGGTTAATGCCATCGGTGGTGCAATCTCGGCAATGTCCAACGGGGTGAACCCGTTCAGTAAGAATTATGCTAGGGGCGCTAGACTGGCGGCGGCTGAACTGGAGGGAACATCAATAGGAAACATAGCGGGTAAGGTTACCAAGAAGCAAAGCGCAGAATACAGAAAGCAGCTAGTTACGGACATTGATGAAATGTATGATTACGGCGTGGGTAATGCCAGTATCAACGCCAACGAAGTTGCTGCAGCCATACGAGATGGAAAGATTGGTAACCTCCTGCAGAAGGGCACTGCGGCAATGGGCAAGCTCTATAGCGTTACGGACACCGCAACCAGATACACAATCTGGAAGGCGAACCAGGACATGGTAAGAAACAGGCTCCTGAAGCACGGAGCAATACTAGGCGAAAGCAAAGAAGCAGTCGAGAGGCGCATCAAAACTATTGCTGCTTCCATCACAAACGACACTTATCAGAACTACGATAGAACAAGTAAACTAGGCAAATACCTTTCACGCAGAGGCATCCTTCCTCCCTTCGTTACCTTTACGCTGGAGTTAGCCAGAAACACAACGAACCAGGCCAGGTTCGCTGGAGAGATGATTAATGGAAAAAGTTTCCTCAAGAGGTTCGACATCGATCTACCATCGGACCCAGCTCAAGCTGACAAACTTATAAAGTCAATCCAGGCTGAAGGAAGAAGAAGGGCTGGATTCTTGTTTGGAGCTTTAGCTGTATCCGCAACCGCAAAGGATTTCCTTTCTGCTGGTGCAGACAGTGCTCCATTTATACCAGGTGAAGGCATACTGGACCCACAAGAAAGAGATGACTTTGCTTTCTTTGGTTTCAGTTACATGCGAGATAAGGACTTCATGGCTACGATTGACAAGGAAACCAAGAAGGGAACCTTCGCTTTGACCAGTTACATATTCCCGCACGCTACACTTACGCAGTTCGGTGGAGCCGTCTTTGATGCAGCTGTCCAGGGCAAGGAAAACGAATACAACACAACTCAGACCTTAACTGGCCTCATGTCCGAAGAGCTAATGGGAGAAGGCACATTCGTGAATCAAAACGTAATGCGAGCCATCGACAACAGAGACGTATACGGAGAGAAGATATCTACGTCCGAGGGCTTCCAGGCCATGAAAGAAAGAGTCAAATACGCCGTTGGCAAGACGTTTGAGCCAGGGATAATGAGAGAACTTGACAGGGCTTTTGCGGCTGTTGATGAAACAGGCGACTTCACCATGTCAGAAGTTTTGATGCGTCAACTCGGTCTAAGGTTCACGAAGATCGACTTCAATCAAATGGCGAAAAGAAGGCTGCAGGATTTCGTAGAGAGGTATTCTGAAGCCAGGGGTAACTACACAACTGACTTCAAATACAAGTTCAGCGAAGGCAGAATGACTGAAGACGAAATCGAAAGATCATACCAGAACGGCATAGAGAACGCCGAGGCTGCCTTCGACAGAATTGAAGAGGCATACAACAGGCTTGATTCCTTTGGTTATGATCGGGATGAGAAGATTAATCTAATGAAGAGCGCAGGCGTAAGAAGCGCCGACATCTTCAGGATAACTAAGGGCATGGACTTCGAGCCATTCAAGAAGGGCGTGCCTGAATCAATCCAGGATCAATACGACCGCATCATTGAAGGCAAAACAAACGCAGAGAAGGTCAATGAAATCAAGAAACTTTACCGAGGAGATGCCGCTGACAGAATAAAGGCGGAAAGATTCAGGGCCGAAATGAAGCGCAGACAGACAAACCAGAAATACAGCAGAAGCGCCCAGGATCTCTTGTTGATGAACTTGAATGCATCCGACAGGGCTGACCTCCTGATAGAGATGAACGCTCACATAGATAGATCCTTGTATCTTGAGATGAGAAGGAAGCGCATAATAACTAAGGACGTAGAGCGACTCCTGAGGTCCAGATAAAAAAACCCCCCTCGTGAATTAACACGAGAGGGGCTGAGGACTAAACAGGGTCAAGAACAACCCGCTCTTCGTTACCTAGGAGCTTTCCTCGTATTGTTTTTACTTTTAGGGGAACGCTTTGTCAAGTAGGCATTGCTCTTTTTTTTGTTTTCTACTCTTTCGATTAGGTCTTTTGCGAAGTCCGTAAGAACTGGCCCGCAATAGACGTCTTCGTCGTTTTCTTTGACCATCCTGGGGGCCTTGCCCAGTGTAGTCTCAAAGTATTTAATGCAACTGTGTATTGATCTTATATCCATTAGTAAAACCTCCCGTATTGATTGTAAAATTTAAAGTTCCCCATCAGGTCCCTTTCCCCTTCTCTGTTCTTGCCGATTTTGTAAACCATATTTTTGTATTCACCTACAGCATCCTTGTAAGTAGCCTTGGACATATCCATTTGCTCTGGATACATCATAATTATGACGTCAGCGTCATTCTCAATGTCCCCAGAATCGCGTAGATGATAAACTTCTAGGCCACCCTCCGAACGAGCGCCGTCTCGGTTGACTTGGGACAGCAGTATTACCGCTACATTGAGCTCAATCGCCATCTGCTTGACCTTGTGCGATATGTCAGAGACACCAGCCGCTTTGCTGAACTTGTTTGCGTCCCAGGGGACAAGTTGAAGGTAATCTATTATTATCAGCTTTACGCCGTGCTTGCGCACCATAAGTCTAGCCTGGATCATCAAGTCCTCAACATTGCGAACGCTGTGACTGGTGAAGATATTCATGCTCTCTACGGCCTTGCTACTTTGGCGGACCTTCTCCCTTTGGTCTTCGGTTATCAATCCAGCCTTTATGTTCCTGGGGTTCACCCCCGACATGGAGTGCATCATGCGCTTGAGAACTTGCTTCTGAGGCATCTCAAATGAAAATATGAAGGCAGATATACCCTGCTTGCTTACGGCCCTGCTGGCTATGTTCAGAGCCAACTGAGACTTGCCGCAGGATGTAGGTGCCGCGATGACGCAAACCTCTCCCATGCCTATGCCTCCGTCGTGAAGTTTTATGTCCAGGTGATCGATGTGCGTCTTGACTACGTCAGCTTCATAGCTCCCGTCCAGCATGCTCTCGAACTCGTCCTGTATCTCTGCAAGTGCGGACTTAACGCTCTTGTCGCAATCGGACATATCATTTAAACCCAGGAGGAGGCTCTCGACTTCGGAGGAAACTTGCTTGCTATCCTTTGTTTCGGACTGCATCTCCTCGACGCTGGACTTGAACTGTTTGATCAGCTTGCGAAGGTTGGACTTCTCTTTGATTATCTCGGCGCACATTTTGACCTGAACCATGCCCGTCTTGTTGACGTGCTCCATCATCCCCGCTATGCCGCCGACCTCCTCCAGCATGCCATCCTTCTTGAGCTCCTCGGACAATGATATTTCGTCCAGCTCATTACCAGATACTACGATCTGCCGCATGCACTTAAATATGATTTGGTTCTCTACCTTATAAAAATCTGACGCTTCTAGCACTGTAGCTACTTCATCAAACTTGCTTGCCCCTCCTTCAGTTACGAAACTGCTGAGAAGGCATTCTTCTGCTTCTGTATTTTGTGGTATCATTTCTTGTTTGTTTGTTGGGCGAAAAAAGGGGAGGAGGCATAACCCCCTCCCCAGAACTATTTAGCTGGAGTCAGCTTAGAACGGAGCGTCAGTAGAATCAGCCGACGAAGACTTGGCAACCGCCGTGTTGTCCTCCTTCTTGCTAATCTTGATACTCAGGTATTTACCCTGCTTATCACTGACGTTGCTCCATGCGGCAATGTTATACTCAACGCCATCTACATTGAGAGGACCAGTCAAGTCTGGGTGCTTGTCGCTCTCCTTGTATTTGTTTTTGAATATAGCTCCGCTATTAGTGTTATCGTATTTTTGTGGCATAATTAAAACAGCTCCTCTGTTTTTTTGTTATTAGTTGTGGGTTTAGTTGATGCTTTTCCATGATCATTGGTTGCGTCAGCATCCTTTGTGTCATCGATAGCAAAAAGTCCATTCAGTGCATACTTTCGAGCGTAAGAACTAGCACTACCAGTAATCTGGGCTAAGTCCATACCTTTCTTTGTTTCAGCGTGCTCAGCGTATCCGCTTGTGAAGATTGCATCTTCGGAGTCGTTGTCAAGCAGTCTAGCTACCGCCTTCACGAAAACCCTGCCCTCCAGGGCAACCAGTTCATCTCCTATAACAATACTGCACTCTTGAATAATCAAGAGGGGCTTCAGAGCAGTTAGGATATCTTCGCAGGATCGGTAGCTGTATCCACCGAACTTATTAGTCTGCCCTTTGGGGGCTTTCAAAGAGGATTGTATCCTCTGTAGCTTCTTACGTATATTATTCGTATTTGCTTTAGTCATACTTGTTTTTAGTTATTTGTTTTCTATACAACTTAGATCTCTTATCTGAGTTGCTTGCATTCATGCTGACAACGTCTACACCGAGGTCAAGTAAAATTTCCAACTGTTCTTGATTTTTTTTCTGCTTGAATCTTTTCTGCAGTTGAGTTGCCCCAACGGGGTGCAGTAATCCAGTCCTGCTGAACTCAATCCAGTCAGCCATTCGCCTTAGAGCTTCTGGCAAAGATACATCCGCGCTCCTGCATGCGTATCGCTTCCATGCATTCTCCACCTTCCCCAGGAAGGCATTGCTCTGCCTGTGCAGAACTCCGCGCACTTCCCCGCTCGCGTGGCAATGATCCACTACAGTATCGTGCATGCTACCCTGGCTTATTGGGCACCTCTTGGGTTCGTTTGCCTTCCTCCACTCGGAGAGTCTGCTTTGAGTTATGTATTTCATAATAAGTAGGGAAGACAGGACTTGAACCTGCGGCCCACGGTTTAGAAAACCGTTGCTCTATCCAGCTGAGCTACTTCCCCTTTCGTAAGTTAAGCTCATGCATTTTGCAATTTCATCTAGCTCCTGGTTCATTAATACCCTCTGCCTCTTGAGTCTTTTTATTCTGCAACTCAGCATTCTGTGGCTATGTATTAGCGACTGAGCATGGCGCTTTAGAGCGCGAACCTCCGACGAGGAAGATGGAACCTTGTGATTAAAAGCATTCCTGTGCTTTGATTCTTCCCTTTCCAACTTGCGCTTCTTTTCGTTCTTCTTTTGTGTTTTTGTTATCATAAGTCATAAAGATCCTTTGGTAATTCACCCTTGTCAATCATGTTTTTTGTCTCGTAAAGGCACATGGCGTTCCAGATTACTGCTGACAGATGATCCTCAGCGCGGTCCTCCTCCATGAACTGCCACATGTGCCTGTTAATACTGTCAATGTATCTAGAGACTGGTATGCCCTTCTGCCAATTGCTTCTTCCGTATTTCTCTGCGCCGTCTTCGAAGCGCCTTGAAGTAGCCCTGAGTGCGCTCACTGGCATTAGGCTTGGTATGCCCTTGCCTCGCATTGCGTCTCTTACGGCTCCAGTGCTGAAGTTCGACCTGTTTCCTGAATCTGGTATTTTCATGTTTGTTCTATTTGTTCTATTGATATTATTTTTCCCGTGCCTCCGCGCTTAAAAACGCATACGCCTTGGGGATCTGGTAATTTCTTTAGGATTAGTTTAACTGCGTCGTTTTTGGTTCTGGACCACTTGATTGAAGAACCCACGTAGTCATCGGGCATATCATCTCTAATATACTTTATCAAGTATTGATTCACAGGTTGGGGTAGTGAATCACGAAGCCCCTCCCAGCATTCACGCATGCAACATTGAAGTCAATCCATTCTTCGGCTTCTTCATTTGTCATGCCGTCGTCCGTGAAGACTTCTAGCATCTTCAAGTAATCATAGACGGCGTAACCGAACTGATCCATGCCAGTGATGCACTTCTCTAGCCCATGAAATATAATAGCTTCTTCGGCTAGACCGAACAGGTTCTCTTCTTCTTTTTCTGGATGATGATTTAGTCTATACATTTCGCTATGATTGTTTTGTTTTTTTCTTTTATTAGGATGGATCTTACTTCCCGCCAGTATGCCTCTGTTGATTTCTTCTTCCACCCGTTTGGTCCGCCGTTGTGTATCCGAGCTATGTCCTCCGCCGTCACGGGCCTACCTATGCGATCTTCGGTCGCGTATCTTGAGATGTAAGCAATAAATATATCTATGCTTGTTTCTCGGTCGAAGGCGTCTTCGTGGAGCCAGTCCTTCCCCGCGTATTCTGCGGCATCCTGGACGTATCCTGCATGCATTTGAAGGCAACCATAGGCTAAGCCGTTGTCCCCTATTGCTAGATCGTCTCCAGCGCTTTCTACCTGTATTAAAATTAGTATAAGAGTTATAAGGCTCATTGCATTCTGGTTCTCCAATATAGTTTACTGCAGAGCTTTGCGATTTCGATGCCATCAAGGATCTGCTCTGCGCTCCAGACCTTGTGATAATGATCTTGGGTTTCGCAGTCGATACAAATGGATATGCACCCAGGAATATAATCCATCTTCGCTCGCTTTGAAAGCATCCACGATTCAATTGCTAACTGATAGAGATCCTTCGGGTAGAACTTTCCCTTACCCTTGCAGTTTGCCCTGCATTTGTAGTCGGCAAGGAACGCCTCTCCAGAGGCATCCTTTCCTATGAAATCAACGCTACCGACGATCTTTATAGTTCCTTCTCCCAGCATGTGCTCTACAGCCACTGGGGTTACGTTGTTCTTCTTATACCATTCAACAAAAGGCTGAGCCCATATATCCCAGGGGGTTTCTTCCGTCAGCAAGTGCCCTTCCAGGTCCCTCAGGACGAAGTCCTCTATGCGCTTGTGCACCGCCGTTCCGAACTCAGAGGAGGGTATCTGCTCTCCCGTGACTGGGCTCTCCCTTGTTCCGTAGGTCAAGTCCGCAATGCTCCTCCAATGCAAGCCAGGCATCTCCCTCGCTAACTCGGTGATCTTCATGGGTTTATAGATGCTATCCAGGAACGGGTCCTTGATAATACCCAGGACGGTTGTGACCGAAGGCCACGCCCCCTTTACTTTTTTTGCTTGTGCTGGAGTTGCTACGTCCTCTAGGAAGACGGGGTTACCTTTGTTGTATTTGTAGAAGTGCGACATATCTTATCTAGTTTGGTGTATTGGATTTTTAGCAGATCTGATCTGCGAATCATTGAGATGAGGTCATCCCTGTTTCTTCTTGTGTAGCCTTTGTATAAGGCATCTGAGGCCGTTGCAACACTTTTATTTGTATTGCAAAGTTCCTCGGCTAAATTTTGTAGGTGCTCCCTGCGAACAACAAGGTAGTGATCGATGCATTCAAAGGCTACGAAGTCCTGCTGTCCGTAGAGCCAGCCCTTGTCCCCCCTGTTATTCTTGAACTCAAGCCAGATGAAGTCCTCCGTTTTGGCCCCTGTTCTACTTTTACGCTTCAGCGCCTTAACGTCTATGCTACCAGCAGAGCAGACCCAGTCAATGTGCATGTATTGCTCTGGTAGGGTTGCGGGTCTAGCCCCTGGGTATCTCTCCTCCAGGAGGTCGCCAAAGGACGCTTCGGTGCCCTGCCCGTCACTCCAGGACTCCGTCCCTACCCAATCCTGGTATGTCTGACCCCTTTGTCCTCGCATCAAAGCTCGTCCTCTTCTATGCAGTCCAGCACGTAATTAAATATATACTGTATGTCATCTACGTCGAGCTCTTCCTCTATGGGGAAGTTCAAGATCTCCCCCTTGGTGATGTGACTTACTACCAGGTAGCAACAAGGGAAGAACTTATATGTTATGGACATCTTCCTAGCTATCACCTCTTCGATGCACTGCTTGACTGTTCGCTTGTGCATCTCTCGTTTGATTCTGGTTGTGTAAACATCGCCAGTTGCCAATTGCGATACCATCTTCTCCTGAATGCTGTCTCCGTGGAAGACTGACACCATTGCGTCGGGCTCTAAAAGGTTAGCCCCCCCTTTTGGATATACGTTTAGTTTTTCCATACCACAAAAAAAGCCCTCTAAACCTTGGTTGTCAAGGCTTAAAGGGCTTTGTGTTTACCTGGAGAAGTTCAGTATGATCAGCAATAGAACGACGGTAATAATCAGGTCAACAGCGTCCCTAAATGCGCTCAACCTGAACCTCCTCGCCTGACTGCAGTCCTAAGTTCACGAAGACCTTGTCCAGTTTCAGCATGAATAGCCGTTGCCTTTCTAGACTGTCTTCCTTTGACATGTCGTGCGGGGCTTGCCAATCGGTTAAGAACCCGTCGTCAGTGAAGTGCGCTAGGACGTCATCGTGCCTGATCGCGGCATAGTAGCCGTCGCACAGTGCCAAGTGCCTAACGGAGCCATCCTCCTTCAGCAGTCGCTCGACCTCGCCGTAGTAGGTGAAGGGTTGTCCGAACAACTGCTTAGCCATATCTTCTATCTCGGGTATTGTTTCCATTATCTCTGTTATATTTTTCATTGTTTCCTTTCTGTTATAGTTCTGCATCGAAGTTGCATTGTCCTGTTTCTTTTACGCAGTCCCGAATCTTCCTGCCGAGAAGCAGGTCTGCGTAGTCACTGAGTTGAGAATCGGTTATACCATTCTCCTCAAGGGTTTCAGTCTTGTATTTTCCCTTGTCGCCGTAGAGATAGGATTCAATATTCTTTTCGTCGATTGAATCTTCGATGCTCTTGATCTCTGCCTCGACAGTGGGCAGATCCTCTTCTTCGAAGTAGTATTCCACGTAGTTCGGCTGATTACCTTCAACGCCGAATCTGTCGGCGGCAATTGATGATTGCAGTCCGAACCAGAATTTACCTTCTATGTCTCCGTTGTAGTATCTACCCATTGGTTCCTCCTTCTATTGTGTAGTTCTGGAGTGTAGTGAAGTAGTCATGCTCGGGGTCAGCCTCTTCGGCGTCCCAATCGATGTCTCCTATGTCCATCTCTAGTCCTGCTAGTTGCTCAGCCTCAAATTCATCCTCGGCTTCAACTATTACTCCTACGTATGCTTTGCATATATATGTTTTTTTACTCATTGTTTTCTTTCTTTTATGTATATTTTCTAAGGACGTCGTAGTCCTTCTTCGGGACTTCGACTAGGCTATAGAGTTCGGCGACTTTCTCGTCGTCGTCTCCACCTATGTCGTAACCCTCTATTACTTCTCTCTCCGCCGACTTCATGTCGGTAGCGATGAATCGGTATCCAGTGTGGACTTCGTGTTCGCCTATGCGGATAAGCACTTGGGCGTAGTAATGCTTGAACTTACTCATTGTTTCCTTTCTGTTTTTTTAATAGCGTCGCAGAATGCGTTGCTTAAATGTTCGTCGGGCGATACGTATTCGTATCCCTCTGTCGGCGGTGGATCGATAGCGTATCTGACCTCGCTGTGAATGCACCCGTAGATCGTGTCGTCTAGATTGCTAGGCACGTCATCGTCGTTCCACTCGGGGAAGTGCATCTCGTATTTAGATAGCACCTCCCTGATCTCGTCCATTACCATATTGGTGATGTCGTCGATGCATTCTTCTTTATGTTCGCCTTCTGGCATCATATCTCTTCCTCCATTAGTTGTTCGCCCGCGAGGTCACTGATCAGTCGCAGTTCTTCTTTTGTTAGCGGGAATAGTATTCCTTGCATGTCTTCCTCCTTGAGCCAGTCGATCTCTTTGTCTTCGGCGTCATTGAGCAATTTAACTGCGCAGATATCCACGCACTCAATCTCGACTTCGTCCCACTTCTCGACGCAATTCTTGTCGTCGCCGTAGGTGGAAGTGCACTCGCAGTGCTTCAACTGCCAATATACTTCAGTCTCGGCAAAGCATTCTCTACCTCGCAGTTCTAGTTCTACCTGTATGTGACTCCTCACTTGAAGACCCTCCTTTCTACGTCGGCGCAAGCTTGCTTCCAAGCATCCCAACTTATGAAGCCATTGCACCAGTTGCTCGGTGCTTTCTTCTTTTTGGCTACTTGCTCGCAGTATTTTTCAATGGCTGATATTACTACTATTTGATTAAGCGGTGAACCAAAGTCCATCGCGTCCGTTACTTTATCCTTGTTTGTTTTCATTAGTCTTCGTATTGCTCTATTGCTTTGCGGAAGCCTTCCTCGGCTACCCGCACTAAGGTGTCGATGGCATCTCCATCGCTTGTCATTCGTAAACTAGACTTCATACTGTCTAGGGTTCTTCTGGAGACTTGCATCCCCCCGAGCTGAACGATAATGCTCCCGTCCGATCTCTCGTAGTATTCCAGATAACTTTCTGGTTTTGCTATTCTTGTTTTCATGATTCGTATTCTTTGCATCCCATTTGAAACCCGAAAGAGTAGTCGGCGTGTCGGTCTGGGTCAGTTTTGTGTTTGTAGGGCGGATTGAAGTTGTCCCCAGACATGGCATCGGCGAAGCCCTTGTTGTAGGCGGTCTTAGATAGGATCATTACGTCCACCTCCGACATAGCCAACAACTTCTTAACCAGTGCTTCTATCCGAACAAGTCTCTCGTAGTAGTCGTGCGGTTCGGTCTCGTCGAGAGCCCCTTGCACTTCTGCGTCTAGTTTCTGTATTGTTTCCTTCATACCTCTACCTCCGATGTATCGAATCCATTTTCTTTCAGCAGTTCAATGACCCCCTGAGTGAGACAGAAGACTCCGTCGTAGTCCGTGACCTTATAATTTTCGAACCAGAGACCGCCTTCGGCGTGCCACTCATCGCCTCCAGTCTTTTCGTCGTAGTATTCAAACCACCCGTATGTATGGTCTTTGATGCCAACTGTGCAGTTGAGTTGAACCTCTGTCTCTTCTCTTAGTATTCCGAACGAGTTCTCAAGTGTAAGATGCTCGGTAGTTAGTTTGTTGTATGTTTTCTGTTTTTCTTTTTTCATAATAAATAGGGATCCCCCCTTTGTTCTGTTTTGATGATTGCTGAAGCATAGAAAAACCCTAGCCAGAATTACTGACTAGGGTATGATTCTACCTGCCCCAAGTTTCTTTAATTGTTACCCAGATGATCGCCTGCGCTTCGTATCCCTTCAACTCGTAGTAGCGAGCAAGCTTGACTGTTACCGCTTCGATTCTTCTGTATTGCGCCGCCGTGCAACTCTCGGCGGTTTCGATTACACCTTGATCAGGTCGAGCAAGGCAAGCTCGTATGTGCCACTTGTCCGCCGTGACATGATCGGGAGAAAGCAAGCCAACGTTCATTGCGAAACTGTGCGTTTTCGGCGACTTCTCTGAAAGAGAGACCTGATCCTTTAGAATGGCAAACGCTTTGCGCTTGTTCGCATTGTAAGTGCAACACTTCACGCTTTCCATTGGTTCCAAGTAATGATGCGCATTGCACACGTTCCAAGCATCTTCTTTGTTCCGTGCCCATTTGTTATTCGGGGAAAGTGCCGAAAGCACCGCCGCAACTTTGTAGGGATCGAGTCCGAAATCGTTTGCGGTTTCTTTGCACCACGCTTGCGCTTCTTTATACCACCCGATCCCCTGTCTAGACTGTTCGTCGTTCGCTCGTTGCATCCATCTTTCAAGACTGTTGAAGATTTTTCTGTCTGTTGTGTCTGTGATTTTTATCATATCTTTTTCCCCCCTTTAGGGTTCCGTTTTGAGTTTTTGTTTTGTTTTAAAATTTTAAAATTGCACGAAAAAAGGCGACGGGGATAATCCCCGCCACCTTGAACCATTGAACAAACTAAATTTGATCCTTCTCGTAATCTGATACTTCGTCCAGTCCCGCCATCTTCTTGAACTTCGACTCGAGCTCGTTGTATTTGGTCTGCAGCTCTTCGTTCGCCGTGATCGATTTAGCAAGCTCGGTGTTTGGCAGTGCTTGGCTTAGTCGAGCAATTGTTTCTTCTAGATCTGTGATCCTCGATTCGACTTCGACCATTTCGTCGTTGCCGATCAAGTCATCTCTGCCTTCAAGCACT